TTGACTGCTTTGTCAGAACCAATCCTTGCTAGACGATTTACGATGTATGGGATATCAAAGAACCGTATGTTCCACCCAGTGATAATATCTGGATAGTCGTTTCTCCAATGTTCAAGGAACTTTGCCATGAGTTCAATCTCAGACTTACACTTACGATACTGTATGATTAGATGTTTGTGTGGTGTCTTCTCATGGTCATAGTCACCGAGACCCCAGACATGATAGACGTTCGACTTGGAACTCTTGAGTGCAATAGAAACAATTGGGTGTAGTGCTTCAGCCGCATGGGGAAACCCATCGTCTGATGCAACCTCGATATCGAAGTTGACCACGTTAATATCACTGCGTTTCCATTGAATCTCTTTGGGAAACTTAGATGTGATAAACTGTTGAATGAAGTTACCATTACCATGTATCTCGAAACTGTCTACGTCTTCATACTGCTTCTGGAAGTCTTTTGCTTCACGCATGGTGGAGAAATGCATTGGTTGGACAGTCTGTCCGAACAAGGTTTTCCACTCACTAGGTTTGTTTGAAGGAACATACAGAGTTGGCTGGAACTTGTATTTCTGTGATATAGGTGTACCGTTGTCGGTATACCCACGATATAATATTTGATTGCCATATCTGGCGACGGATGTATAAAAACTCATGTAACTATTATAACACGATTCGTTTCTTTTGTCCACCGTCATAGTCACCAAATGCCCAGAATCTTTCCTGACACCAGAAACATTTCTGACAGGGTGTTTTAGAATCCGCAGTACAAGACACTGTGATTGCCTTGAGACCATGCAGTTCGTAATGTTTATATTGGTGTGCAATAAACTCTTTGTTTACAGCACCAAATGGATATCTCCAGCTGATCTTGGTTTCATCTGCAAGATCTTGGTTACTGAAGTATGCATTGGTTTGGTTATTTGTTCTACCATGGCCTGTATGGTCTTGAGTTATTCCCGTGATAACGACATCACATTTGCGTCTTCTCTTTAGATATTCCTCATTGGGTTTGTGAAACTGCATTTTACTTTGATCTGAACGTGTCTTGTTATATGCAAATACATGTAACGGTTGGATTATAGTAGTGTCTCTATGATACCATTTTACCCAGTCTAAAACGTTTTGAGCTGTTTCATATGAATGTGTTTTGGTTCTATGAGTGTCGTATCCATGCATACACCATATCTTTACATCACGCCAGTAATCTCCTCTACATTTGATCATCTCAACGAGACACCACAGGATCAATGCGGAATCCATTCCACCCGATAGACTTAATCCTATATTTTCAATATTAGAAGGAAACTTCGAAAAGTAATCTACTGTTGTTTCCCCATCATCTTTTAGTATCATTAATAAACTTTCTTTTGTATCCAAGCCTCTGTAGTTGAGAAGGTGTCAATATCTTTTCATTGTGTAGCCTAACCACATCATTTAGTCTTGCCTGTATATCCACTGCTGCGTCAAACTCAAATCCGTCACCTACGTGATTTATTATATTCCAATATTGTTCTTTAGTCATATCGGTTATACAATAGATGGTTAAGGCGGTCATTAAGTAATCAAACTCAGAGTAATCTTCTTCTCCCCAGTCTTCTTCTTCATATTCCATATTGTCACCTCATGTAATAAAATTGAATAGACTGTAATGGTCTTTTCCTGTAATGTTAAACACTACCACGAATTGAATCCCAATTCTAATCGTGCTTCATCAGACATCATATCCATGCCCCATTGAGGTTCCCATACAAGTTCAACATTTACGCTTTTAACGCCAGGAAGTGGTTCTATAGCCTCAGCAACCCATACAGGCATCTCTCCTGCTACGGGGCATCCTGGTGCCGTTAATGACATTTTTACTTCAACATCACTATCTTCATTAATGTTTATTGTATAAATCAAACCAAGATCATAAATGTTTACAGGTATTTCTGGGTCATAAACAGATTTGCAAGCGTCTACAATTGTATCATAAATCGCATGTTCGGTAGAGGAAGGAGCAATAACAGGGGAACCTTCAGATTTGTTGTCTTTCATAAACACACCTCACGTAATAAAATTGGGTAGACCATTACAGTCTACCCTTATTTATCACCATACAATATGGGGATTATGTCTTAATTTTTCTAATCTTTGTTCCAAATCACACATATCTACTGACCTTGATAGGTATTCTTCGTGTAGATCGATTGAAGGTAGTTTAAACCATCCTAGTATTTTCTTGATCATTTGGTATTATATCCTCGAAGCGAACTCAGATCGTGGTCGCATAATGCTCTATAAACTGTGTCTACTGACTCTCGTCTGTATTCAGTTGATTGTAACATTTTTGCAATCTCTATATTCGCAGTTCGTTGTCTTCCTTCTTGGATATTCTTACCTAACCATACGAATGGACTAACTAGTCTCGTTAAGCTGTTGTTTAGTGTCATGTTTGGTTTCCTCGCTGTTACCAATGTTAATTTTGCGAGGACGCATTTCTTCGGGAAGTACGAACTTCAAGTCTATTGCTAGAACTCCATCCACTAGATCTGCTCCGTGTATTTCTACATATTCTGACAACCTAAAGGTGCGTTTGAATTTCTTCGTAGATATACCACGATGAATAAACTCTCTACCTTTGCTGACATGTTCCCCTGTTACAGTTAGTGTCCGATCCTTAAACTGGATGTCCAGTTCATCTTTGGAAAATCCCGCTACCGCAAGTTCGATCAAGAATGTTTCTTCATCAACCTTTACAATATTATGTGGGGGATAGTGATCGTTTGCATGTCGTGTGACATGATCTAGTTCTGAAAATAAGTGGTCAAAGCCTATGAATGATCCACGGGGAAATAGTGATTGTACGCCTGTCATTGTTTTCTCCTTTTGCAAGCAAGATGTACGAGTCCAGATTTTCTGCAACTCTGTAGTATATATAAACCTTTTTGACCCTAAAGTCAATACCTTTATGCATATTCGTTATGCACTGTGGTAATAATACATCATATGTATGTTGACGGGTCTGGATCTCCTTCTACACCAAATGAGAAACCAGTTCTAGTACCCACTGGCTGGATCAAGTGGTATGTTCCTCTTGGAATCCATATGATGTCATATTTCTTAAATCTCTTTTTAAATACCTGCTTCACGTTTGTATCTCTATCGTGATCGATGTTGTCTGGTAATCTTATACCGTCCTTGCCTATCCATTTCCAGATAGATAAATCTACTTCACCCAATCCTTGCATGTATATCACATCCATCGTATCTCTGTGGATATTAAAACTCTGTGCAGTTTTACCAAACGAACCAAAACAAATTAAAGATATTGTATTTTTATGGAACTTTTTCTTTAACTGTTCCACCATATTCAATAACTGTTTGGGGGCTGATGGACGTCTTTCAAATTGTAATAAAGTATAATTCATCTTAGTTACATTGCCACCGACCTTATTCATAGGATGATTATCAAACAGATTGACCATTAAGTTCCAATCGAGTTCTAAGTTTCGATCTCCGAACCGCCATTGATAGTGGCCTTTCTCCCTAATAGTCTTATCAAACCTTTTACTAATCCACGTCATTTATTTCCTATATTATACTTTGGACAGAGTTCCCATTGTGGTTTCTCTTTAAACGGTATTATTTTAATCTGTCGCAATGGTGCTACAGGTAATGTTTGTTGTACTGCGAATGTAACCAATCCCCAATCACTCAGTAGCGTAGCAATAGTGTTCCTACGTTCTATGTCATTCTCTTCTAGGTTTGATTTTTTGCCATCCAGTAAAAAAAGTTCTTTAAAATGTACTATGAAGTACCTTCCCTGTTTGTGTAGTATGTGACAAGACTGAAACAGTTTCTTGTCTTTCCGTGATGCTACACCAATACGAGTAAGTGTTTCCCGAACCTTCAGAAAATCATCTGGTTCGTTCAAAGTAATTTCTAGCATGTTGGATGGAGTCCAATGGACGTTATTATTATTTTCTTTTTCCACCTTTGTTCACCTTTTCTTTCAATATCGCGAGTTGCGACTTTGAGAGAAGCGGTAGAACTTGGTGTGCTTTTGCATTGCTATAACCATAATACTCTTTAACCACTTCGATTTCATTGTCTAACTCAGGTTTAATCCACTTGGAAAAGCGTTTTCTTTTCCTGACAATATTTATAAGAAATTGGTATTGTAGTTTTGCGTCAAGATGGTGTTTTATATTCATTTCATTTGCCATGAGAACAGTATCATTAAAATATGATAAGGATCTATTGATCATAAATGGTGCATATGCTTTCTCGGAAAGATCGTCAATCATTATATCCTTCTTGGTCATATTGATTGAGTTAACATATTCAAATGGATTCATTAAAAACTCGCTTCTGCTATATCTGGGTATTCTACCACAATTCTTGATTCGAGTAAACCCTTTGTGAGTAATGCAGAGTTTCCCTGTAACATATCGTTTTGACCTTGGTACAGTTGTGGAACTGTTTTGTGGCCCTGATGTTTTAGAAAGTCTTTTGCAAGAGCACTACCTTCTTCTGAGATGTTAATCTCTTTGTATTCGTAACCCCATGTCGTCAAGTGTTCTTTTAGTCTGTCGCACCAGTTACATCTGTCTTGGGAATAAAGTGTTAGTGTCATTTGAATATCTCCAATGGTTGAAACAATCTATCTTCTGCTACCTTTATATAGTGTTCACTTCGTTCGCTACCTATATAATTTCTATTTAGGTTTTTGCTGACGAGTGCAGTCGTTCCTGTACCCATAAAAGGATCGTATATTACATCTCCTTCGTCTGAGAAGTTTACTAATATCTTTGTTATTAGCTCCTGTGGAAATATAGCGCCATGGCCACCCTTACCACGTTCTCTATTGATCTGCCATATGTCATTCAATGTACCTCTGGCAAATCTACCTTTCTTACGATATTGTCTGGCGATTGGATAGTCTTTATCAAATACGAGTATGAGCTCTGACTGCCGATTAATAACACCTTCGAGTATTGCAGGCTCTGCTCTACCCTTATCCCATATGATGATGTCTTTTAGATCATCTCCAAACTCACCAATCATTTTCCATAGGGATCGTTTGCTCCCCGTAACGACTTGGATATTGTAAAAGACTAGACTACTTACGCGAATCAGTTCTCTTAGGACTTTAGTATGAAACTCATTATACTTATCTATTGGTATATTATCTGCAAATTCATGGTCTTCAACTGTACCATACTTGGTAGCAAGAGTGTTGGACTTGTCCATTCCTCTAGGTACATACTTACCATTCGCAATCCTAAGATTCAGATTATATGGCGGTGACGTGATAGTAACGTCAACGGAATCGTCTTCCATTCTTTTGAGAGTGTCAAGACAATCCTCGTGATATATTTTATTTAAATCCAAATTGTTTCTTAATTTCTAAGAGTCTAGGGATATATTTAAAAGTTTCTATCTTAAATACTTGTGGTTCATGTTCATCGACACTGATCAAGATGACACCTTGTTTGATAGGAATACCAGTTCTTTCATAGAATGCAGCTGCATAGAATCCAGCTTGAACAAAATAGTTTTCTACCCATTCTTCTTTCTTAGGTTTCAGTGATGTTTTAAAATCGATGATAGACAGTTGACCATCAAACTCTGCAATACAGTCTACTTGTCCAGCACATCTTAATTTATCACTGTATAGGAATTCTTCTTGAAACCAGATATTGTCTAGCCTTTCATCTATAATCTTTTTTAGATCAAGAAATGATGCTAGGTTATTAGGCATTACACCTTCATTCCAAGTTGGATCGTTATTGAGATAATCTTCAGCCAGTTTATGTACTGCTGTACCACGAGTTGATGCACGACGAGAAACCTTATTTGCTTCCTCTTCACCTACCCTTTTACGCCATTCCATGATACTTTGTTTACTCAGTTGTCCAAGTATGGTAGTAATGGATGGGTATGCTTTACCCTCTGGTGTAAAATATCTACGACCAACCTCAGTTGTTGCTCTGGTAATTTTAGGTAGTACCACTCCGTGATCTACATGATTTATCATATTAACTTCCTATCCATAAAAATGGAATTCTTGTATTCGACGCGTACCTCAATTTCACTGGTAAGCCATCGTTATTTAAACTCGCTACTAGCCATTCTAAATCATAGAATGTTGTAAAGTGGCGACAATTCTCTTGTGGTATATCTTTACTGCCAGTTATAAACTTTCTATTGTCAAACAAAGACAGAGTATTGACACAGTATTCGTGCGTCCAGTCGATGCATTGACCATAGATCTTTTCTCTTTTTTCATTGAAATACCGTACTACGTCTTTATCATTATAGTCTAACACACTTACACAGATTTGTCCATAGTCCATATTCATAAAAGACTGCAAAGAACTTCGCAATTCTTCATAGTCTGTATGACTAAACACACTGTAGGCCCAGATGCAATCAAATCTACCAGCAAGGGGTGGAACTGTTATATCCATTCCTTCATGGTTGTACATCCAGTTATATCTGTTGTACCAAATAAAGTTTCCCTGACCGCGTTCTTTCCCATGCATGATCGCTTCTGGAGAAACGTCCATAACCGTATATTCGGGATTGATAACACCCCTCATCAATTCACCAGTGTTACCACCAAAGTCAAGAACACTCATGCCATCTTTCCAATTAAAGAGTTCTTGAAACTCTGGAAACCTATTATTACTCCGACCTGTTATGTCCACCTTCGGGTGCATTGCATTTACGTTTGCCATTCTGCACTCGCCATTACTTCGGTCATACATGCAACGAGGTTTAACTCGTGATCTGCGACGAATGATGCCTTGTATTGATAGTCTGCAAGTACCAGTATTAACTGTGGTATACTTGATGGTTTGACTCTGGTATTCATGTTATCATAGATCGCACGAATGACTGAAGAAGCATCCAAGTCTAGATTGTTTACAATCCAAGATCGCATCTTCTTAAAGTCTTTATCCTTTAACGCTTTAAATAAAGGTTCATACTGTCCCATGTCACCAGATGCTAATGCACGTGGTGCGTTGAACACACCTTCACTACAATGACGTTGACACTCATTGATAACCCTTCTCCAATCGGGAAGGTATTTCATTATAAGATTAGCAATGTCAGGATCGTGATACTGAATGTTTTCTGTACTCAGTACATGTTTCAGCCTACCCATGAATTGTTCTGCAAGAGTACCACTGTCCTTCTTAGGTACGTTAAACTCATATACACTACACCGTGAGTGTAATGGTTCTATGATACGATTCTTAAAGTTACATGTGAGAATAAACCGACAGTTATCTGAGAACTGTTCGATGAACCCACGCAAGGCTGGTTGGGTTGATTGGGGGTTTAGATAGTCTGCTTCGTCAAGTATAACAACTTTGTATCCACCCATCAATGATACAGTAGACGCAAATTGTTTTATCTTACCACGTAAGGTATCAATGTTGCCTTCTTCAGACCCATTAATAACAATGTAGTCCAGTTCAAGTTCATTGCACAACGCACGTGCAGCAGTTGTCTTTCCAAGACCAGCAGTTCCAGTGAAAAGCATATTTTGCAATTCACCAGAACTAACCATGCCTTGGAGAGAGGATTTTATATCGGCAGGAAGTATTGCTTCCGCGATAGTTTTAGGTCGATATTTCTCGACCCATAGAAAGTCTTTTGACATTTGATCTCCAATCAGTTTGTCTCATTATATAATATTTGGAGAGATTCGTCAACCCTTATTTATCTGCGGCAGTCTGTTGTTCTGCTTCACACATTGCGACAATCTGTACACACTGGTCTCTTAACTGACCTATGGTTGATAGTTCTTCACCGCGAAATCCACCACGTGACGATACTGTGTCAATCACTGCGATACTACTTCTTGCTGTTCGGTTTGCTAAATCTGCAATTGCCGAGTTTGCACTTTCTTCTTTTTTTGCCATCATTATGCTCCGTAAGTTGATGCTTTTTCAAGAGCGATCCAATATGTGATATCACTCTCTGTATGTTTAAAACTGGATAGAAGTTTGGAAGAAACCCCTACATTATAATCACCAGCAACGATCTTAACGTTGTTGATGTTCATTAGGAAGTTAAAGTCTTCCGATTGGTATTCACCTGCCACTTCTATAGAGAATGTGTTAGATGTTTTGTTCTCAGGGTCACAAACCATAAGTTTGATTGCACCGTTTGAACCAGTGATTGAGATTGTCTCGTGACCTAACGTACTAGCCGCACGTCTGATCTTATTTAGAGTCTCATTATCTAAAGTGAACTTCACTTCAAAATCATTCATAGATTTAGCCTTATCTATCATTGCCGTATCGGGTGATGTAAGGTGATCTATATCTGTCAAGTAGTATTGAATCCTAGATCGTCCAGTGGCATCACCGATGCTGACCATCTTCTCTTCAAATGTTAAATGTGGTTCGTCTACCAATCCGACAACACCAAGAAATTCGTTTAGATCATATAGACCTATGGTTTGTTCAAAAGTCGTATCGACTGTACAACTAGACAGTATGTTTCTTGCTTCTGACATCGTACTAATAGTGTTACCGCTGTGGATAACCATATTAGGATTGATACCAGAATAGTTTTTCAACATCTGTGTAGTTAATTCTGTTAACTGCATCTCGTTTCCTTTATATAATACATAGGGTTATTATAACACGAATCATTCGGATTGTAAACCCATTTCACTTATTTCACTAAAGTTCTTTGGTTTCTTGAACTCTAGCCTATTCTCAAATCTACCCTCTAGGATCTCACCTTTGTGTGAGATAACAAATACGTTAGTATCTCCGTCAAGAGTATTTAGAATCTTCATTAAATTTTCTACACCATCATGGTCTAAGGAAGAGTCGAATGTCTCGTCCAGAACCAGTAGGTTTGTTGCAACAGAGTTTTTCATCTTTGCGATCATTCTCCACGCAAACAACAGTGCCAAATCGATACGTTGTTTCTCACCTTCCGAGAACGAATCGTATGAAAAGGCATCTCTGTGTCTAGATCTGATAGTTTCTTGGAAATTCTCGTCTAGATTAAAGTGTACAAAGAAGTCTAACGTCTGTAGATATTGGTTGACAAGTTTGTTGATAACTGGTAGATACTGTTTAATAACTTTAGTTTTAATTCCAGTGTCCTTTAGCATCTCTCCCATTACATTATTGTACGCATATTCTTCGTTGATTGTACCACGTTCGTTTACAATAACTTCAGTTTGATCTCTCATGTCGGTTAGGTCTGTATTGGCCTGACCTAGATCACCTTCACGAGCAGACAATCTTTCGATATCTTTGTTTATGCCGTCAATCTGTTTATGCAATCGTTTAACTGTATTTGCATGTGATATTACACAAGTCTCATATGCACGAACTTCTTCTAAATCTTTTTCTATTGTTTCTAACTGGGTTGAGTTATCGGTCGCTTCTTGTTCTACCTTGGATATTGCATTCTGTAGTTCTTTTGCCTTATCTTTACTCTCGGTCAGTTTGGTGGTTCTAGTGTCTTCTAGGATGTCCTGGTCGCACGTAGGACAGTGTGTGTTGTCCTCGTAGAACTTTGCGTCCTTGACCACACGTTTTATCTGTGTACCAAACTCGTGTTTGTATTGACCAAGTTTGTCTCTCTTATTGTGTAACTCACCATATACCTTTTCAACGTTTTCTTTGTGTTGCACTATATGTGTGGTTGCCTTTATGGTTTTGTTTGCCAGTTCAGATATCTCTGTATTACATTCTTCTATCTGATCTCGTTTTACCTTGACTTCATCGTCATTGATCTGTGTGATATCCCGAATGTACTTCTTCTGACTCTCGATCTTGTTCTTTAACAAGTCTAGATTATACTCTGTATCTCTAAGTCTTTCTTTCAATCCAGAGTTCTTCTCCTTGATGATACCGTTCATCTTAGAGAATATATTAATGTCCAGAAGGTCTTCGATAACACCACGACGATGTGATGCTTGAAGTTGCATGAAAGGAATAAAACTGCTACTACCAAGTACCACAATCTGATGGAACGATTTATGGTTCAACTTAATGATGTTTTGTTCTAAGACCTTCTGGTATTCTTTAGCATGTGAACTCTGGTTCATCATAGTTCCGTCTTGCCATATTTCAAATACGTTGGGCTTAATACCACGTATAATTTTAAAGCTTGAACGACCTATGGAGAACTCGACTTCTACCAAAGAATTCTTACCGTTGATGGAATTCACCAACTGGTTTTTACTGATGTTTCGATGCCCTCTACCAAAGAGAGCGAACGATAATGCGTCTAATATTGTGGACTTCCCAGATCCGTTATGACCAACCACTAGTGTTGACCTATACTTCTCCATGTCTATTTTAGTCCAATTGTTTCCCGTCGATAGAAAGTTCTTCCATCGTAAGGTTTTAAAAATTATCATGCTATTTCTAGTGCCTGTGCTTCCGTCAATAAGTTGCGTAATTTGTTCTTCAACTTATCTTTATCTAATATCGTTTCTACTGCGTCCACGTAACTGTCTAGTAGTGTACTGGTATCTTCTACTGAAATACTCTCGTCATCTACATTCTCACCAAGGAACTCATTAAAGTTCTCGGCAATCTTTAGTTCGTGAATCGCCCTATCTTGTATTCTATCAACAAATCGATCAAAAGTAAAGAGGTCTGACTTATTAATTACAACTATTTTTACAAATTTATCATCCACAAATGATAGGTCTTTTATTTCTGCATAATCTGTCTTAGTATCATCATACAATATCTTCTCAAATATTCTGTGTGGATTTCTAATTGGAGTCAGTTCACGGTTACTTGTATCTAATACGTGAAAGAACTTATCGTCGTGGGCATCTGACCAGAAGAACTCCATTTGACTACCGAGGTAGGTAATGTTTTCCATAGTTGACTTGACGTGATAATGGCCAGATAGAACCATCTCAAATCTCTTGAAGTGATCTGGACTCATACCGTGGGTATTCTTGATACCACGCATCATCTCAAATCCTGAGAGTTCTAGGTGACTTCCCAGTATGTCGCACTTGGCAGTTCTGATGAACTCCATAGATCTGTCGTGGTTCTCTGGACATACCCAAGGTAACATCCCGAACTGTAGACCGTCTAGGTCAAGAATCTCTGGTTCTGTGTGAATGGTTACTTCGTCCATATAGTGACCAAGTAACTCCTTTAGACTATTCAATTCGTTTGTATTCTTAAAGAACGTGTCGTGGTTGCCCAGTATCACGTTCATATGGATACCATGTTTTCTTAGTTTGTCTAGAAATGATTTCCGATATCTATTAAGAGACTTAAAATTGATAAACTTACGATTGTCAAATACATCACCCAAGTGGATAATGCGATCAATGTTATTTTCCAGAACATATGGAAAGAAGACTTCACTATAAAACTTATCAGCATTATCAGTAAAAATGTCTGAACTGTTGCGTATGCCAGCATGAGTATCATTTAAAATTGCTACCTTCATTTTAGTATTTCACCAAGATCTGAATCCGTAGAGGAAGTGACAGCTCGTTTCTTACGTTTCTTAGTCTCTTCTTTTTTAAACTCTTTTAACGAAGTATCTTTCTCTTTGATCTGATCAATACGTTTTTTAAGTTGATCGACGAAATACTGGGATGTTGATTGCCCATTGCCGTCCTCATTAAAATCCGCAAACTCAGATATCATAGATTGTGAAATCCACTTAGTCTTAATGTCTTGTTGTTTCTTTTCTTTGGCAATACGACGTAGAAATGCAAACCATGCAATCTGTGTGAAATATGCAAATGCATTTGGTTTACCTGTACGTGTTGCCGCTTCGATGTTGTAGTTCTCGATTGCCTTTAGACAATTCTCAACTGCATCCATAACCATTTCTTCTCGGTACGTATACCGTATGAAGTTAGATTTATGGGATAATCCTTCTGCAATCTTTAGGAAGCAAGACGCGATGTAATCCGTTACCACTGGTAGAGGATCATCTGTTTCTTTTGCTTCGATTATAGTTTTGCAGTATTCTACGACTGCCTGTGAGAAATCCGAATTCTTAACGTAATGCGGTTTCTCTTTTGGTTTTAATTTCATAATATACTCCTAGTATATGTTAGTGTTATTATAATACACTTCTAAGGAAAAGTAAAGGGGGTAAAATAAATATTTTAATGGGGTTGACTCTTGAACGAATCTCTTGTATAATAAATTAAGTCATTTTGGAGCAGCTCAGTGTAACTTATCTTTATTTACATCACGAGGAAAACGAATCAGATTGTCTAAATCAGAGTCCCCTTGTGGAGCTCTTGATGC